CGGGAGATAACGCTGAAGTAACGTCATTCAGGGTGCGTAGTTTAAACAGTCTTCGGACTGACCTTATTCAGGATTTAACATTCATCCTCAACATAACCAACAACCGAGGAATATTCATCGATACGAGAGATAAGTGAGAGATACTCATCACTAAATCTCAAATCATTATCGAGTTGAGCTCGGTAGGTAGCATACATGGGATCAGCCGGATTCTTAAACAAGTAGCGGAATAAGGTTTTGGACCAGTTTTCTGGCTGGCCCTTCCATGTAGCATTAAAGGAGGTAGAACAAAAAGAGAAATGACGCTCAGGTAAGACTGTGATTCCCTTAACTCGGAAACCATAACTCTCATAAGCGTCTTTCATGCCAGGAATAAATCTTTCAACAGCATCATCACCCATCTGAGCACCCTCATGACAAGGGGGATGGTTAACGCCACAACGCAATTGTACTAGCGTAGCGAGCATATGTCGCATGTGGGAGTTGTCGGAAGAAGTATTGTAAGATCCCGAAGCTTGAATACCTGGTATAATTTGTTCATACAAATTTCCATCAGGACTTTGGAAAACCTTACGCTGGATACAGTAATAGTGACTGCGAACAAGCTGAGCGTAAGCACCCTCAGTAGTAGAGGTAGCCAAACGATAATCTCTAGCCATATCAAGCAAGAAACCAGGAACTGACCAGTCCCAAGCAGAAACATCGGTACTACATAACGACATTTCATCTTCCCTCTTAGAAAACCAAGAGTATAATTGTTGGAGGCCAGAATCATTAAGGCCCATACCAGGTTTAAATGACGTGTAGTCACACATTGAAATCTCGAGTTTGTTCTGTTTAGAGAACAAAACTCGTTCAATCAATGAAGTGACCAACGAGATCGACATGATCAATCGCAACCTATTAAACTTAAGTTTCTCCTCATTATGGGGTTCATTCTTAACAAACAAATAGATAGCGTCACAAAAACCTTGATGAACAAGCTCTAAAGAACTCAAATCCTGGCATCTACTTAAAAGCATAATCCTAAGACGAGAAAGAACAAGTTTAATCAAGGCACGGGCTTGTGATGTCCAAACACCCTTCTTAGGCCCATAGATATTCAAGGGGACACCAGGCGTACTGTCCTGAACAGAGATCAGGATGGCCTTGTGTATAGCTTTCACTAAACTAGGAGCGGAGGATGTCTGTTGAACACCAAGTTCCAACCAACTAAAAGACTCAATTATGAGGGAGTCAAATTCACTAACAGATAGCACTAAACCATCTCTCATGAAAACCTCAGGTGTACCATTAGGTAGGCACTCACCATCTAGTCCATAACTAGCCTTCCAACCTAACTCGAGTTCGAGTTTTGCTTTCTCGACGGCGATTTTCGCTGCCGAGACTGTAGGCGTTTCTCTTGAGACGTCAAAACGGGAAGCTTGGTAGGTAAGGGAGGCAAGGACACCTTTTGGGCCTCTGTTCGGCCAGTCCCACTCTTTGGTTTCTGGAAACCAATAATGGGCAAAGCTGGCGTCAGGCTTGGAAGAGCAACCCGGTGTGGGATTGCCGATTCCAGCGTGACAGATGACACCATTGGTATCGGAGTAGATAGAGGAATCAGATCGGAAGAACTGATAACAGCCGAGCTCAAAGAGCTCCTGTGTGGTCGTAGGACACTCGCACAGCTTAATGGTATTGGCGGCTGAGTTACTGTGATTCCCAGGCCGTTCCGAAAATCCTG